GGATAGACGTATCTAATGAACCATCCTCGTTGTTGGGGGTTGGCACACAAACAAATGCTATCTCACAGGCGTTAACCAGCGCCCGGCTGCCTATCTTTAGCGGTTCGTCATATACGATGGCGTCAGGAAACAACTCTAGCATTGAGTTGCCGACCCAGCCTTTTCCTATTACTGCGATTTCACTCACCTGAAATTTTCCTTATTTATGTCCTAGTTACGTCTGACTGCACTATAAACTTTCCACGGTAAGAAGACAAGTAGTTACCCACAGAATCAACAAATTGTGCATCATACCAGTAAGTTCCTGGAGTAATGTTGGTGTTGCTGTGGGTCAGGGTGAAGGTATGTTGTCCAGTTGAAGGGGCGGTAAACGGGGTCGCATCGGTAGCGGTCTTTTGGAAGGCAATAGTAGAGTCGCTTGAAGGGTCGGAGCTGGCGTTGACAGTAAAGTAAACCGTACCACCAGCTAGGTTGATGGGCGTAGTGCCGTCAGATTCTAAGAAGGTAAGATTGACCTGCCTTGTGTCGCCCCTTATTATGTTGGCGATTGTGCGACCGAGTTTTGCCATTTAATCTCCTTATAGTGAAACTGAAGCTGATGGTGAAAGTGAACGACTAGCTGAACTTGATGGGCTAACCGAGCTAGACGGAGAAACACTCGAGCTAGGCGACAACGAACGGCTAACCGAAGCTGATGGGCTAACTGATGAGCTTGGGCTAACACTAGAGCTTGGTGAAACCGAGCTCGAAGGACTAAGTGACAATGAGGCTGAAGAGCTTGGTGAAACCGAAGCTGAGGCCGAGGCACTCGGTGAAAGACTTAGCGATGGGCTGACGCCACTAGCAGCAGTTAGAGTGGCTCCAGGCGAGCGAGGGCTCCATACTACAGTGATAGATAGAGAGCCGTCTACTATGGCGGCTGTGCCTACAGTTAAGATGATGTCCCTGGTGATGATTTTCTCGGTGACAACTGAGGATAGTTCTAGGCTTTGGTCTACTGTGCCGTCGTGCCATATCTCACCAGAGATTATAGTTGAGGCGACGACTTGACTGAGTAACCCGGCAGTTGACGTAGCGGTTCCAACTTCGATAGTACCGGCTCCGGCACTTTGTAGTTGTTCTACGCCATAACAATAGACTTTGACAGCGACCATCCCTGTTACTGTGAATAACGTATGAGCACCGACAAGGCCAATATTGCTGCTGCCGTCAAAGGTAACGCTTTTGTTTTCAGCGATACCAGTGCCAGCAATTATTTCATACTGCTGGCCGAGAGTAGCTAATAGATTTGGCATTTATTTTTCTTTCTCTTTTAATAATTTCTATTTATCTATTTAGTAGAGTAACGCTTTTGGCCGCAAGAATCAACAATTATCCTTGTCGTGGCCGTTAGTTACTCTTTTACTTACTAAGCTTCCTTAGCCCAGATACCCTTAACGTGGGTAACGACTGGACCATTAGCAGAACCGGCGTCATAACGAACGCCAAATTCATCACCAATTTTAGCTGTTGCAGCCGTGTTAGTGTAAGCCTTGCCGTCTTGGGCTGTGCCGTCGGCGACGTTTAGACCAATGACCGTGTCAGCGCTAGCTGGGTCGAATACGACTGCCATACCGTCTTCACGAGCGCCGTCTGGACCACCAGAGGTGATTGCAGAACCACCATTACGGATAATGAAATGTCCGTTAGTAGCGGCGGCTGGACCTGTGAAGGTTACTGCTGCGGTTGCGTTCTGAACATAGCCAGAATCTTCGGCAGCGAGGGTCTTAGCTTCTGTTACATTTACCCACAGTCGTCCGTCGTTGCCGACATAGGCTGTAGTATTTGCTGGGTTTGCCATTTAGTTTGCCTTTCTTTTTGTTATGCTGCGACCGGGGTAAAGCTTGCGCCAGTACCCGGTGCGGGAGCGGCTTCGTCAGTGACTTCGCCCTTCTCCTCAGCAGCGTCTTTTAGTTCCTGAGCCTTACGCGTTTTCAAGAGTTCAGTTGTAGACGGTACATCGCCAACTCGTTCCCAGGCGTCTTTCCAGAGGGGTGACATTAAGGCATCTGCCATAATAGCACCGTCTTCTCCGGGAGCTGTAATCAACTCAACGCCCAAGTCTTTGTGGCGATAGACACCGGGCACATTTTGCCCCGCGTCCGATACTTCCTTTGATTGTCCTTTTGGTATCATGTAAAACTCACTTTCTTATGTTAAGCGGATAGGTGGTAACGAAGTCCAGGGACTTTGTTAGCCGGACCGAAGACGTCGTAGTAACGGCGACCTTCAGCTACCGCCCCGTCGATACCCTGAACATCTGTAAGGATGCGTGTAGAGTTGAACTTCATTGGGCGGATTAGTACTTGGTCCCAGATGAACTGGAAAACAAGGTTTGTAACCATGTATGTGCTAGGAACAACGTGTAGTGTAACGCCGTCAACTTCGCCAATTACACCTTTGTGGAGGTTTCGTTGGGTAGTGTCACAAGAGCGCATGAACGTAGTGTCCTGCTTCAATAGGCTATAGGTTGCTGGTGACATGAAACAGTGGCGACCCTCTGAAGGGACCTTAGCTTCTGTCATAGCGTCGTTTTGGGCTAGGAACTTTACGTAAGCATTTGATGCTGTTACAGCAGCAGTCGCGCCCTGTGATTGGGCGAGAGCTAGCGCGTGAGCAGCAGCTAACGTGTAAATGTCTGTGTTTGGTACTGATACTTCAGCAATTTGGCGTTTAACGGCCTTGTTGGCTTCCTGAACCATCTGTGAGTCTTCCAAGTTTCCTCGGTCGACAGAGAAGGTGAAGGACTTGTCCTGGCTCAGAGTAAATGTCTGAGTGCCGGTGCCGAGTTCGTTTAGCGTACCGAAGCGGTTTGAACCGGAACGGACGTAGTTGTTCTCAGACACGACTTCTACTGTGTAGATAGTGACGCTGTTTTTGCCGTTGAAGTCAAGGCGAACTCCGCCTTTGTTGACTATATCGGCTGTTTTGGTAGCTAGGTGCAATCGCTCGTCGATAACGCCGAGAGTAGCACTAGCATAATTCTGTCCTGCCATTTTAGTTTCCTTTTAGTATTTAGTCGCTAGAGCGGCTCATCCCATAGTACGGTCAGTGGGTCAACTTTTGTTTTTGGTGGAGCGGCCGAGCCACCAGCGTCGGCGTTAGCCAACATCTTTTCGGTGTCTTGCTGTCCCTTTAATTGTCCCTTGACTCGACTAGTATCAGAGATTCTGGCGAGCGTTTGGTAGATTTGTTTAGGCGATTGTTTAAAATCAATGATTGTACCCAGTCCGGTTGGTTTCCCATCGGGTCCAACTTCCGGCATGTTAGGGTCTCTGACAAGGTTTGCTTCTAGTGTCTCGGCGGCTATTGCCGATAATTCACTGTCGTATTCCTCTCTATCGGGGTTAAAGACGGGCAGTTCGTTTAGAACCTCCCATGCTTCTGTCCCGACGACTGTTTGCGCATGAACGACGCGGTCTTTGTAGTCTCGCATTTGAAGCTGTTGCTGCAAAGCAAGTTCGGCGGCCTGGGCTACCGTGTAAACATCGCCGGTATCGGGATTGACCGTTTCGGCCAACTCCTCAACTGTTTGAGGCGCATAAGTTTCAGATGTCAATTTGTCAATTTTTTCCCGTAGCTCCCGGTTCTCGTTGGCTAGTTTTTGAAAACGACCTTGAGATTTGGGTGTTAGGGGTTTGTCGCTTAGCGGCTCTGTGTCTGTTTCCTCTTCCTTTGGTGTTTCCTCGGGTGTCTCTGTTTCTGTTTCCTCGGGTTCGGCTTTCGCCTCTTCCTTCGCTACTTCAGGTTCTTCTTTAGCCTCTTCGGCTTTCGCTTCGGGCTGCGCTGGTGTCGATTCAGCTTTAGGGGTTTCCTGCTCCCCGTCAAAAATATCCGGAGTAATCTCCGTATCTACGACAGTGGCATCATCATCTGCCATGTTTTTCCTTTCTTTTTACGCCGTACCTCGGCGAGGGAGAGTTTGATGGACTCCGTTGTGGCCGTCATTTTGTGTTGGGTGAGCAACTTTTTTGGGCGACCACAGCGCAATCCACTAATCTTTGCCGTGACTACTAAGTAGGCTTTCGATGTACTCCTTCTCTGCTTCTAAAACTTCAACTATAACGGCATTACCGGCCACGACATACATGAATTTTACTGGGTCTAACTTGACTTCTTCTGGGATAGATTTAACAGACTCATAAAACGCAATTTTATCCTGAAGCCTTGTCACAATAGCCCGCAGTTCGGTGACACCCTCGAGAGTTTGGGCGCGTTCTTTCTTGCGGCCGATGACTTGGTCGCGAGGTTCACGGGGAAAGTAGAAACTATCATTCGGATATAGGTCGTCATCCATCACTTGGCTCCCGTCTTTGGCTTAGGTTGTTTGGCGGCGATAGCGGCGGTCTTGGCTTGTTGCTCTTGACCCTTTTCCTGAACCTCTATCTTCTTGGCTTCTAGTACTAACTTAGCTCGCTCAATTTCCTGCTTATTGTCTATCTCCTGTTGTTTGAGGGCGTGGTCAGGGGTGTATTGGCCGGAAGTGTCGGGTTGAACCTGCTCTGGTTGGGAGCTGGACGCGGCCTGAATCTTCGTCTGGGCGGCTTTTAGTTCGGTCTGTTGCTGGGTTGGAGAGGCCATTTGTGACGGCTGGAAGCCAAGGTTCTCTTCCTGCTGGCGCTTGATGTCTTCCGGGAGGTCTTTGTAGTTAGTAATCAGATTCTCACGAGGTGGCGGGCTGGCTTCGGCCATTTTCTGAATGGCTTGCTGAGTTTCCTGGTCGTCTAGTTTAAGGTTTTCGGGATTCTCAGTACCGGAATTGTCAACAATAGCATTCCACAAGGCGATGGATTTCTGAGGCGGGATAATGCCCTGCAAGAACTCGGACTTATCGAGGAACTCGCTGAGGCCCTGAAGGCTTTGTAATTCCTGTAACTCTTCCTTCATCTTGCTAGTTGAGGCGTCAACCTCGAATTTGAGGGCTTCGGTAGCGGTTGAGTAGTTGATACGGATTTTGTTGTCATCAGACAAGAGGCTGGGGTCAAACTTGCCTTCGGCGGCTAGTTTACGCAGTTCCTCGGCAGTCTTCTTATTAAGTTGCAGCTCTTCCACGCCCTCACGTTCGGCGAAGTACAGGTTAATGGCGGTCTCACTCCAGCGCTCGAACCAAGTCTCGAACTGCTTGCGAACATAGTTGTCGTCAATGCTTAGGTTAGCCTTGCTGGCCTCAACCCCTTGGGGAGTTTTACTAAATCCCGGGTTGCCGATTTCGGCCGATATGCTCGTATCGGGACTAGCCAAGAGGTTGAGCATTTGGGATTTCATTAAGCCGTAGTTGTTGGGGAAGTTGGCGAGGGCAGTGCTGTCAATAATTAGTGGTTCAACATTAGCGACGTTCTTATCCTGCGAACCAACGTCAATAATCACATTTGGAGCGAATTTAATCTTGTTCTTAGAAAAGTTACCACGCTTAATAAGAGGCGGGTTGAGTTGCAGGGCCCGGTTGTATTGGTACATCTGCATCTCGCCGTCCATTAGGTTTTGGAGCGAGCCAGTCAAGTCTATGATACTACGTCCGAGTGGATTAGAGCCATCAATATCTCCATAAGCGAAGCTAACGGGTAGTTCGCCGCGAGGGTCTTTGTTTATCTTAGTACGAACAATTGTGCCGATGTAGGTTTTGTCCTTGCCGGTGCCGGTGGTTTGAACGTGGAAGGTGTAGAACTTGCTCTTAACGCCGCGCTGGAAGCCAGTAATCAGCTCCACGCCACCCTTAGTGTTGATAGACTTTTCGCGCTCACTTGGCGTCTTAGCCTTCTCGTCCTTGGTTGATTCAATGTTTTTAACAGCCCTGAGCGCTTCAATGTCCCAGGTGCGGTCGACACCCTTGCCTAGTTTTTCCTGTGAGGCGATTAGAGCATCGATGTCGGCCGTTTGCCACCAGGAACGCATAAAGACGTACTGTGATTCTTCATCACTAATCTTACCGGGCTGGAGGAACATATCACCCCAATACGGTAGGCGCAGGTCGGTACAGAAATAACCGCCGTGATTAACGAACGGAGCGTAGGTTGGGCAGGAGCCGAAGCCCAGGAACTTCTCGACCACCATCCAACACTTTTGCAGTAGGGCATAACCCTCATTGGCATTAGGAATGATTTTGTCGGTATATATAAAAGAAGCCACTACACTCAACCAATCATTGGTGGTGCTTTTAACCTTGCCGGTTGGTAACTGTTGAATGATGCGGTGCGGGGTCTTTCTTATAATAGACGCCAACGTGCCGTCGGTTGTCTTGGGGTATTCTTTAGGTATAGAGCCGTGCGGCTTGTTACGCATCAGGCGCTCATATTCAAAGAAATTGTCTGTGAGACCCTCAGTATACTGTTGGCTGTCTCGGAAGCGTTCCACCAAATTTTCGGGCTTCAAGTACTGAAATGTGGGCATTTTTTATCTTTCTCTCTGCATAATATCATATCATTGACTTTTCTGTTCCACCATAACCTCCGAGTCAGCTTCTTCGGGCGTATAGAGATAGGTACGCTTAGCCCAAACTTTGCCGTTTCGCTTCCGCATAATCTTTAAATGAACTGGTGAACCCTCGAAGTCAAACACTAAAACCTGCCCGACCTCCAACTCTTTTTGCCCCTTTTTTGTTAAGTCGGGTGTTATGTCAAGCCACACCATCGTGTATTTCCTTATTCTGGGCCTCAATCGCGTGAAACACCAGTTCAAGGTCGTAGCCATCCACCGAGAAAGCTGCCGTCGTCCCGTTGGCGAAGTAGGTCTCCACAAAAAACCCGCCGTTTACTTTGATTATTGAGATTCTTTCTATGTTTACATCCATTACTTTGCCCATATCTTCGTTAAATTACCACTAGTATACTCTTCTTCCTCATCTTCTTGGGGGCGGAGCGACTCCATAGCGTACCTCACAGCGTCCATAGCGTCCGAGAAGGCATGGTTAGGCGATGGTTTGCCGCCGGTTTCAGAGCCCATAACCTTACCAGTTAATCTATCGGTCTTCCACATGTAGTTTCTGTAGGCTTTGATAACATTTAGGCTATTCTTGGTCACGGAAATCTTCTGGTCCTGCACCCACTGGATGCCAGTAAAGACAGAGCCAGGCCCCTTCTGAGCGCCCAGCATGTTTATCCCATACTCCTGCATCTCAGCGATGCTCTTCGGCTCGGCAGAGTCAGCAATGCACAGAATGTTCTTATACTCCGAGTTCTCAATATAGTCGGCGATTCTACGGTTGCTCATGCCGGTCTGAAACAGCAGCTCGTCAATAATATAGCCGCCATTATAGTAGTGAACAGCCACCAGCACCGCCGGGTCGTTAGCATAGCCAAAGTCTAGCCCTAGACGCTCTACGCGGGCCTCGTGAGGAATGTCGTCTATGAAGGTCCAGCCGGAGTAAATCTTACCCTCAACCTCACCAAGCTGCCCAAGTCCGTAGACCTTCCACCATTCTCTATTGTGTTTCTTAGCTTCAATACTTTGAACGATGTCACTTGCCAGACTTTCGTTGTCTTTATAAGTAAGAGTAATAAAGTCGACGTTCTTTTTAACATAGTCCACGTTTGGGTTATTAAGAATCTCTGTGTAGAACCAGAACTCATTAGTCGGGTTCCAGTCAAGCCATATCTCTCCCTTCGTT